ACGCACGATCATCAGGCGTCCACATCGAAGGCTCCACGACAGCCGAACTGTCTGGAACGCCAACAGCACGGCCCCGGTCAGCCCATCACATCCAGTCAACCGACCTTCTCAAACGGGGTCTGAGAGCGGCGGCACGGCCGGGGACTGCAACAGGGCGAGGGCAAGCGGCACGGCACGTCGGGGCATGGCGGGTCCTTTCCTGCGACGGCAGCCGGCCGCGGCGCGGCGGGCGCTTGGTTTCTACTTTGGGTCCGGGTGATTTTCGAGGAGCATTCGATGCAGCATTTGATTGTCGTGCGTCCCTTCGGGCCGTACCGGCCGGGCGACGCCATCACCGATGCGGACGAGGCCGCGGGCATCCTGGCGTCCGAGCACGCCGGCCATGTCGTGCGCTCCACGCCCCTTGAGGACGCTGCGCGCCCTGAGGAGGCCATGCGCCCGGCGGGCGCCGAGGCCGGCGTCCGCAACCCCACGCCGCAGGAGAGCTGACATGCCGATCGTGCAAGCGGGCAGCATAAACACCACGGCGCTGGTGGTGCCGGACCTGTATGTGCAGGTGGTGCCGCCGCAGAACCTGGTGCTGAACGGGGTGCCCACCAACGTCGTGGGCGTGGTCGGCAGCGCGGGCTGGGGGCCGGTGAACCAGCCGGTGACGGTGGGCAGCATGGCCGACTACGCCCGGGGATTCGGGGCGATCCAGGCGCGGCGGTTCGACATGGGCACGCAGGTGGCGACTGCGGTGCAGCAGGGGGCGCAGAGCTTCCGGTGCGTGCGGGTCACGGACGGCACCGATGCCGCGGCGAACTACGCCATGTTCTACGGCAACGGCGGGTATCCGGTGCTGCTGACGGCGCGTTACTCCGGCAGCCTGGGCAACCAGGTCGGGCTGGCGCTGCAGCCGGGGTCGGCGGCCGGGTCGTGGCGGCTGATCCTGGGGCTGCCGGGGCAGGTGGCGGAGACGTTCGACAACCTGGCGGCGCCAACGCCGGCGGCGTTGTGGCAGAACCTGGTGAACGCGGTGAACCTGGGGCTGGGGCCGCTGCGGGGGCCGAGCCAGCTTTGCGTCGCGAGCCTGGGGTCGGCCACTGTAACGCAGCCGGCGGGGTTTCTGGGGCAGAGCCTTCTCAATGGCAGCGACGGCGCCGCGGGCGTTTCGGCGGGGACGCTGGTGGGGCAGGACGGGCTGCCGCGACGGGGCATGTATGCGCTGCGCGGGCAGGGGTGCAGCCTGATGGTGCTGGCGGATGCGGACGACCTGGGTTGGTGGGCGACGCAGGCGGGGTTCGCGCAGCAGGAGGGGCTTTATGCCATCCTGACGGGGCCGAGCGGGGACGGGATCGCGGCGGCGGTAACGGCGCGGCAGGCTGCGGGGCTGGACAGCCCGGCGGCCAAGCTGATGTTCGGCGACTGGGTCTATTGGAACGATCCCGTCACGGGGACCATACGGCTGGTCAGCCCGCAGGGGTTCGTGGCGGGGCGGCTAGCGAACCTGTCGCCGGAGCAGAGCAGCCTGAACAAGCCGCTATATGGCGTGGTGGGCACGCAGCGGGCCGGGGTGCCGGGCAGCGCGCAGAGCAACGGCTACAGCACGGCGGAACTGGCGGCGCTGCTTGGCGGGGGGCTGGACGTGATCGCAAACCCGCAGCCGGGCGGCAGCTTCTGGGGGGTGCGGGGCGGGCACAACAGCAGCAGCAACGCAGCGACCAACGGGGACAACTACACGCGGCTGACCGACTTCATCGCGCGCACGCTGGCGGCGGGGATGGGGCAGTATGTGGGGCAGGTGATCAATGCCGGGCTGTTCCGGCGGATACGGAGCACGCAGCTTGGGTTCCTGCAGGCGATGCTGGGGCAGGGGATACTCGGGACGGTGGATGGCAGCCTGCCGTTCAGCGTGGTGTGCGACGCGAGCAACAACCCTCCGGCGCGGGTGGGGCTGGGGTATGTGCAGTCGGACGCGCAGGTGCAGTACCAGGCAATCAACGAGCGCTTCATCGTAAACCTGGAGGGCGGGCAGACCGTGCAGGTGACGCGGCAGACCTTGCCTGCGGGTCAAGTGGTTTAGGGAGGGCTGAGGTATGCCAGCGAACAATTTCTCGACCGGGCGGGACTGCCAGTTGGTGGTGATCGGGCCGGCGGCGGGCGGGGCTGCCGGGGCGCGGGTGGACCTGGCGCATGTGACGGGATTCGAGAGCCGGCAGATGACGCATCCGATCCGGATTGACCGGCTGGACGGGGTCCATATGGCGGCGGAGCTGCCGAAGGGGTGGGAGGGGCACTTCGACTTGGAGCGCGGCAGCTCGGCGGCGGACGACTTCATTGCGGGGATCGAGCAGGCTTGGCACGCGCAGGGGCTGCTGCAGGGGGCTACGCTTTATCAATATGTTGACGAGGCCGATGGCAGCACCAGCACGTACCAGTTCGAGGCGGCGGTGTTCAAGATGGCGAATGCCGGGTCGTGGAAGGGCGATGCGCCGGTTCGGCAGCGGCTGGATTTCTTTGCCAGCCGGAGGAAGCGGATCTAGCAGGGCCGGTGCTGCTCCCTCTCTCCGGGAGAGAGTCAGGGTGAGAAAGGTCGCAAGAACTGGTGCCTTGCCCATCCGTGCCAGACGACGACGGACTGCGCGTGCGGCTTCCCTCACCCCGACCCTCTCCCGGAGGGAGAGGGGGCAGTAAGCAGGATGCACCTTTATGGACACGCCGTCTGAACGGATCATTGCGGAGGCTGGGCGGCCTTTGATGGCTATCGATGCCGCTGGGCGCAAGCTGGAGGTGCGGCGGCCCGGGGCGTTGGACCGGCTGCGGCTGTTCAAGGCGTTGGGGCCGGCGCTGTCGGGCAACGACCGGTATGTTGGATATGCCATGCTGGCCTACTGCGTGCAGGCCATTGACGGGGTGCCGGTGCCGGCTGCGGCGACCGAGGCGCAGTTGGAGGCGCTGGTGGCGCGGCTCGGCGACGCCGGGCTGGCGGCGGTGGGGGAGGCCCTGTCCGAGGCGACGCCTGGCCCAAACTAGGCGGCGCGGCCGGGGGGCCTGACCCGGCTGCGCTGCGTGGGCTGGTGGGGCAAGCGGACCTGGTGGACTGCCTGTTCCTGGTGCGGAACGGGGTGCCGCTGGACGTGGCGTTCTCGTTGGACGCGGGGGAGCGGACGGCATGGGTGATCGTGATCGGGCAGATGGACGGGCTGACGTGGGACTGGGCGGCGATGGCTTGGACTCCGTTGGGATAGGCGGGGCTGGGGCAGGCGGGGCCGGGGCAGGCGGGGGCGGGACGGCGAGGGCTGCGGGGTTCGGCACGGATACGCTGGTGGTGCGGATCGAGGGCTTGCCGGCTGACATGCGGCCTGGTGGCCGCGCCGCGCCGCGGATGGCGCGGTTGCGCCTGCAGGAGGGGCGGCGATGATTGACGCCTATGAGGTCGGCATCAGCCTGGCGCTGCAGGATGGCGTGAGCGCCGGGCTGGAGGTCATCATGCGGGAGCTGCAGGCGTTGGACGCTGCGGTGGCGGCGAGCGCCGCCGGGTTGCGGGGATTGATGGCCCAGGCGCAGCAGGCGGCGGCCGTGACGGCTCGGGCCGGGCGGCCAGTGCCCATGACGGTGGCGGCGCCTGGTGGCGAGGCCGCGGCTGTGTCGGCCGCCGTGCCTGCGACAGCGGCCCGGCAGGCGGCTAGGGCCGAGGTGGCGGCAAGCCCGGCGGCGGAGATGCGTGCGGCAAGCGTTGCGCCCGCCTCTCGGCCAGTGGCGACGGAGGAGGTGCGCGGCGCGGCGCAAGCCGCCCCGCGCATCGTAGCGGCTGCCATCACGGCGCCTGCGTCCGCGGCGGTGCCCGCCGATCCCGTGGCTCCGCCGCCAGTGGCGGTGGCGCCTGCGGCGCTGGGGGCTGTCCCGGCCGTGCCGCGCCCGGTGCCTGCAATGGTCACACAGGCGCTTGGCCCTGGGCTTGGGGCAGCTCCTGGCCGCGGCTCCGGCATGGCACAGCCGCCGCGGACGCTGCCGGCCACCCCTTTGGCGGCCATGCTGGCGAGCGGACCGCGGGTTGAAATGTCGGTGCTGGCGTTCGCTGCGGCACTGGACGCCGTGCCCCGCCCTGCCGCAGCGCCAGCCATAAGGGTGTTGGCGCCGCCGGGGGCCGCCGGGGCAGCGGCCTTGCCCCTGATGCCTGCGCTGGTGTCCGGGCCGCTTGCGCCACAGGCGCCGCGACTGCCGCCGGCTGCCCCGTCCGCTGCGATGCCTGCGCCGGTGCCGGGTGCGCCGGTGTTCGCCGGGCGGCCTGCCGCGCCGCCGTCGCCGGCCGCCGAGGGCGGGCGCGGGGGTGGTGACGTGGTGCTGGATGGGCGGCTGGTCGGCCATTGGCTGGCGGACCGGATGGGACGGGAGGCCGCGCGGCCCGGCGCAGGGACGACCGGGTTCGACCCGCGGCAGTCGCCGGCCTGGACGCCTGCAGGAACCCTTTAGGGACCAGCGTGCGCTTTGCCGCCAGGGCCGCACGCTGCGGCAGGTTGTGGCGTGGCCGGGATGCGGGCTGGCTGCATCAGGCTGCTTTGGGAAGGGACATGCCATGCTCACTCTCGGCCCCATCGTGTTCGGGTCCTTCGAGGTCCCGCAGAGCATCACCCTGGGCGGGCGGCAGCGGCTCGCGGTGCATCAGTTGCCGGGCGGCGGGCGCGTGGTGGACGCCATGGGCGCGGACGACGCGGAGCTGGCGTGGTCCGGCATCCTGTCCGGGCCGGAGGCGTCGGGGCGGGCGCGTGCCCTGGACCGGCTGCGGCGCGGCGGGCTGGCGTGGCCGCTGGCCTGGGACGGGTGGCGGTTCACGGCCATCGTGTCGCGCTTCGAGGCGGACAGCTCCGACCCGTTCTGGATGCCCTACCGCCTGTCCGCCTGCGTGCTGGCGGAGGGGGACATAGCTGCGCCGGAGCCTTTGCCGCTGGCGCCGACCGCCGCGGAGGCGGTGGCGCTGGGCGCCGGGCCGGGGCTGGAGGACAGGCTGGTCCAGGCGGGCGCCGGGCTGGCGGCGCCGGACCTTGCGGACGTGCTGGCGGCGTCGGGGCTGGCGGCCCGGCTGGCGGCGGCCCGCGCCTTCCAGAACGCGCTGGGGGTTGCATGAGGGTTCTGACGGTGGCCGGGGGCGACCTGTTCCGCCTGGCGCTGGAGCACCTGGGCGACGCGACGCAGTGGAACCGCATCGCCGCCCTGAACGGGTTGGACGACCCGGTGCTGGACGGGCTGCAGACGCTGCGCCTGCCGGAGCGGGACCCGAACGCCGGGGGCGGCATTGAGCGCGGTTAGGCAGCCGCGGCTGCGCGTGCTGGCGGACGGGGCGGCGCTGCCGGGGGCGATGTCGGCGGACGTGAGCAGCAACAACCACCTGTCCGCGGACCGCTTCCGGCTGCGCTTCGCCGCACGCGGGCTGGACCCGGTGGCGCTTGCGGGGCGGCTGGATGTACAGATCGGGCTGGATGGCGGCTGGACCAGCCTGTTGCTGGGCACCGCCGACAGCCTGCACCTGGACCCGGTGCGCGGCACCCTGGACGTGGAGGGGCGCGACCTGTCGGCGGCGCTGGTGGAGGCGCGGGTGGACGAGACGTTCGCCAACCGCACCAGCAGCGAGGTGGCGGAGGCGCTGGCGGCCCGGCATGGCCTGCAGGCGGACGTGACGGCGACCACGGCGACCATCGGGCGGCTGTATGGCAGCGAGCGGGACCGGCTGACGATGGGGCAGTTCGCCCGCGCCGCGACCGAGTGGGACCTGCTGGCGGCCTTGGCGGGGCAGGAGGGGTTCGATTTGTTCATGGACGGGCCGCGGCTGCACTTCGGCCCGCCTGGCGACGCGGCGCCGGTGCCGCTGCCGGTCGGCGGCTGCATATCGCTGGAGGTGGAGCACCGGCTGGCGCTGACGGACCTGAAAGTGCAGGTGCGGAGCTGGGGGACGCGCGCCGGGGCGGCGGTCAGCGCCTCGGCCGGTGCGGGGGCGCGCACGCATGGCGTGGTGCGGCCGAACCTGCCGCAGGAGGAGGCGCAGCGGCTGGCGGAGCGGACGCTTGCCGACCTGCAGCGGCACGAATGGGCGGCGCACGCCGCCATGCCCGGCGAGCTGGCGCTGACGGCGCGCAGCCGGGTGCAGGTGCAGGGGGCCGGACCGGGCTGGGACCGGGTGTTTGCGGTGGCGGAGATCAGCCGGCACCTGGACGTGCGGCGCGGGTTCACGCAGCGGGTGGTTTTGCAGGGCATTCCAGGGGGGGCGGCAGATGGACAGGCTGCTTAACGCGATCAAGGGCCACACCGCGGCGCAAGGCGCGGCGGCGGGGCAGCCGCGGTTCGGGGTCGTGACCTCGATGGACCCGGCGGCGGGGACGGCGCGGGTGCAGTTGCAGCCGGAGGGCGTGCTGACGGGCTGGCTGCCGCTGCTCAGCCCCTGGGTGGGGGCTGGATGGGGGCTGAGCTGCCCGCCCTCGCCGGGCGACCAGGTGCTGGTGCTGCCGCAAGAGGGCGACGCGGAGCATGGCGTCATCGCCGGGCGGACGTGGAGCGACAAGGCGCAGGGTCCGGCGGCGCCGGTGGGGGAGCTGTGGCTGACGCACAGGAGCGGGTCGTGGCTGCGGCTGCTGAACGACGGGACTGTCTCGGTGCGGGGGGACCTGCATGTGGACGGGGATGCTTATGATCGGCTGGGGTCGCTGGACCGGCTGCGCGGGCATTACAACGCGCACCAGCATGGGGACCCGCAGGGCGGGGTGACGGCGGTGGCGGCGCCGCAGGATTGATGTTGCGGTGAAGGACGGCAAGGCGTTGTCAACCCCGGTTGCGGATATTGCGTTTGTGCGTTAGGCGCACATAGTGGGCAACCAGGAGATGCCGCAATGTCCGCTGCCCTGTTGAGATCAGTCGAGTCTGGCCTGCTGTCCGAGCCGGACATGGAAGTGGCGCAGGATGCCAGCCGTGCGCTGGCGCGGCTTGGTCTCAAGGGAGGCGTGCGCGTCGAGGCAGGGGGCGAGGGAGAGGCCCGCCAGACGTTCGTCCTGCCTGCAAAGGCGGTCCGTTTGCTGACCGACATGCTTGCCTTGCTCGCAGCGGGCCGTTCGGTCGTCGTGATGCCCGACGATGCCGAGCTGACCACGCAGCAAGCGGCGGATTTGCTGAACGTGTCACGGCCGTACCTGGTCAGGCTGGTCGAGGACGGGGCGTTGCCGCACCACAAGGTCGGCACGCACCGGCGTATCCGCTTGCGCGACCTCATGGCCTACCGGGCGCGACGTGCGGTGGAGTCGAGGGCGGCCCTGGATGAACTGACCCGGCAGGCGCAAGAACTGGACATGGGCTACTGACGGGGTGGCCTTCACCGCCCTGCTCGACGCCTGCGTCCTTTACCCGGCCCCGTTGCGCGACATCCTGATGCGCCTGGCCCTGACGGACCTGTTCCACGCCCGATGGCCCCCGCGCATCCAAGAGGAATGGATGCGCGGCGTCCTGCGCAAGCGGCCGGAACTGGCAGACAGGCTGATGCGGACGCGCGAGCTTATGGACCGCGCCATACCTGATTGCGTGATCACGGGCTGGGAGAGGATCGAGGCTTCCTTGACCTTTCCCGATCCGGACGACCGCCATGTCCTTGCTGCTGCGATTGCGGGCCAGGCGGATGTGATCGTGACCTATAACCTGAAGCATTTTCCGGCTGAGGCGCTTCGCACCCACGGCGTCGAAGCGCAGCATCCCGATGCATTCATCCGGCATGTCCTTGACCTGGACGGCGACATCGCCTTGCCGGCAGTGCGTGGCCATCGAGCCGGCCTGACCTCGCCGCACAAGAGCGTGGATGAGTATCTGGACACGCTGCCGCGCCAGGGGCTGCCGGAGACGGTGGCGTTCCTGCGGCCCTGGGCTGCCATGATCTAAAGCAGGCTTACGCGGCTTGCTGCACCCTATGCTTCCGGCAAAGACAGGCCGTGCAAGCCTGCTTGGCCTTCATCTGTGCGCGAACTTTCAGGAATTCGCTTAGCTCCGGCTTCCGGGCTGGGGTGCCATTCCAGCCGTGGAGACCTCAATGTCCGACCTGCACCATGCCTGGGGCGGCGACCTGTCCGCCAGCCTGACGGGCGACCTTGCCGCCGTGTCCGGCCCGGCGCTGGGCACCGAGCGGGTGCTGCGGCGCCTGCTGACCAACCCGGGCGACTACCTGTGGCAGCCCGGCTACGGCGCCGGCCTCGCCCGCTTCGTCGGGCAGCCGGCCGATCCCGCTGCGATACGCGCCCTGGTGCGCCAGCAGATGGCGCGGGAGGCCGCGGTGGCGCCGGAGCCGGAGCCTGTGATCGAGGTGCAGTCCGATCCGGGCGGCACCCTGTCCGTCCAGGTCCGCTATGCCGATGCCGAGACGGCGGAGGCGCGGACCCTCACCCTCCAGATGCCGGGATAGACCGCCATGCAGCTTCCTTTGCAGGACTTTGCCGCGCTCGTGCGGACGCAGGCCGCCGCCGTGCGCGGGGGGGCCGCGGGGCTGATTGACCTGTCCGTCGGGTCGGTGCTGCGGGCGGTGCTGGAGGCGAACGCCTCAGTGGGGCTGTGGGTGCAGTGGCTGATCGTGCAGGTGCTGGCGACCACGCGGGCAGCGACCAGCTCCGGGCCGGACCTGGACACCTGGGTCGGGGACTTCGGGGTGCAGCGGCTGCCGGGCACGGCGGCGCGGGGGCAGGTCCGGGTGGGCCGGGGCGTGCCGGGACTGGCGGCGACCGTGCCGGTGGGGGCGCTGGTGCGCACGGCCGGGCCGGGAGCGCTGACGTTCCGGGTTGCGGCCGATCCCGGGCACCCCGCCTGGACCAGCGCGGGCTATGCGCTGGCGGCGGCGGACACGGACCTTGTCGTGCCGGTGCTGGCGGCGCAGCCCGGCGGTGCCGGCAATGTGCGGCCCACCGCCATCGTGCAGCTTGCGACCGCTATTCCCGGCGTGGACCGGGTGACGAACGACGGCTCGCTGCTGGGCGGCGTGGATGCCGAGGGGGACGCGGCGCTGCGGACCCGCTTCGGCGGTTTTATTGACAGCCGGACCCGCGCGACGCCGGGGGCGGTGGCCTGGGCGGTCGGCTCGTTGCGGGCGGGCCTGTCGGTGTCCATTGCGGAGCGGGTGGACACGGCGGGGTGGGAGCGGCCGGGGCACTTCACGGTGACGGTGGACGACGGCACCGGCCTGCCGGACGCGGCGCTGCTGGCGGCGGCGGGCGCAGCCATCGAGGCGGTGCGGCCGGTGGGCAGCACCTACTCGGTGCGCGGGCCGCTGGTGCTGCGGACGAACGTGCAGTTGATCGTGCAGGGGCCGGGCGGCGGCGGGCCGGTGCAGGCGGCGGTGATCGCGTGGATCGCGGCGCTGCCGACCGGCGCCGGGCTGGCGCGGTCGCGGCTGGTGCAGGTGGCGCATGACGCCGATCCCACGGTGGCCAGCGTAATGGATTTGACGATCAACGGCCTTGCGGCGGACCTGGTGGTGCCGGTCCACGGTTTGGTGCGGTCCGGCACGGTTGACGTGGTGCTGCGATGAAAGGCGACCTGTCGGACATTGTGGGCCGGCTGCGGCTGGCGCTGCCGCGGCGGTGGTTCGGCGACGTGGCGCCGGTGCTGGATGCGCTGCTGGCCGGGTTGGCGTCGGGCTGGACGGGGCTGCATGCCCTGTTGCAGGAGGTGCGGCGGCAGTCCCGCATGGCGACCGCGACCGCTGGCTTCCTGGACCTGGCGGCGGGCGACCTGTTCGGCGGCACGCTGCCGCGGCGGGCCGGGGAGGCGGACGACGACTTCCGCGCCCGCATCGGCCGGGCGTTGCGCCGCCTGCGCGCGACGCGGGCCGGCATGGTGGACGCGGCGGCGGAGGCCGGCAGCCTGGCCCGGGTGTTCGAGCCGGCGCGGCCCACCGACACCGGGGTCTATGGCGGCCCCGGCCTGGCCTGGGGCGTGGCCGGCGGCTGGGGGTCCCTGGTGATGCCGCTGGAGTGCCTGGTGGTGCTGCAGCCCGATACGCCGGAGGCACGGGCGGCGCTGGCCGGGGCGCTGCCGGCTGGCGGCGCGGCCTGGGTGAGGGGCGGCTAAGCCAGCGGTCGCACCCCGCGGCCCAGGCCGGCGGCAAACCTTCCGGGCACGGTTCCTTGGCCTGTTTGGCATCCGGCTTTTGCATGGACAAGGCAGTTCGCCGCTCCTCGTCTGTCCCGAAGCCGACGGCGGAGTTGCCGTCGGACACGAACACCGCAACGCAGCCCTCGACGCCGCCCATCCGCGGCCTGCGCGCCCACGGCATTCCATCCGTCGGCAACGACGAGCCAGCCGAGCTGCTGCGCCCTGGCCGGCAGGGATGACGGGGCGGCGCAGGCAGGCGGCAAGGTAGCGAGGGCAAGGCGCACCGCAGGTTCCAGGACCTGCGGCGGCGTGAGCCTGCCTGTTTTCCATCCACCTGCAAAACCAGACAGGAGGCCGAACTTGGACCGACAGATCGTGTATCCCGGCTCCATCCCGCTCGACACCGACCTGCTGCTGGTGCAGCGCAACGCGATGGCGGCGCTGGGGACGCTGGCGCGGGCGGTGCTGGGGACCCAGCCAGTGGCGGACGGGCTGGACTGCACCCCGGCGGCGTCCGGTTATGGCGCCGTGATCGGGCCGGGCAGCCTGATCGCGGCGGCGGCGGCGGCGGCGGATGCGGCGCCGTTCGGCTCGCTGGGCGTGGACGCGACGCCGCTGGTGCAGGTTGGCCTCAACCGCGATCCGGTGGCGCTGGCAATGGCCGGGCCGCCGGACAACGACCATGCGCTGTGCTGGCTGGTGCAGGCGGCGCTGGACCTGCATGACGCCGGGCCGGTGGCGCTGCCGTACTGGAACGCGGCCGATCCCGCGGTGCCGTGGAGCGGCCCCGGCAACGGCGGGCAGGCACAGAATACCCAGCGCGTCGTGCGCGTGGCGCTGCGGGCCAAGCCCGGCCAGCCGCAGGTGCAGGCCGATCCGCAGCCGCCTGCGCCGGACCCCGGGTGGGTCGGGCTGTGGACGGTGATGACCTATTTCGGACGGCCGCAGACGACGCCGACCGACATACGGCGGCTGCCGGGCAGCGCGTTCCTGGCCTTCGCGCTGCCGCAGCTCAGCCCGGGGTTCAGCCGGCAGGAGGTGTTCGGCACCAACACCGTCTGGCGCGTGCCGGGCGGGGTGCGGCGGGCGCGGGTGCGGCTTGCAGGCGGCGGCGCGGGGGGGGGGCGGCGGCGGTTCTGACTATGCCGGCGGCGGCGGCGCGGGCGGCTATGCCGAAGGCGTGGTGCAGGTCGAACCTGGCGCGGTGATCCCGGTGCAGGTCGGGCCGGGCGGCGCCGGCGGTGCGCCGCGCGTGAACGGGCAGCCGGGCGGGGCGAGCTGGTTCGGCACGCCTGGCGCCGGGCCGGTGGGCGCGGATGGCGGGTCGGGCGGGCACTCCGGCAACCCGGGCAGCGCCGGGGGTGATGGCGGCGGCGGGCTGGCGGGCACGGTGCAGATGGCGGGCGGCCCCGGTGGGGACGGCGCGTTGATCGCGGCGGTGCCGGGCGGGTGCGGCGGCGGCGGCGTGTTCGGCAGCGGCGGGCGCAGCGGGTTCGGCGGCGGCGGGCAGAACAACGGCCCCAATGCCGGGGCGGGGGCGGGCGGGGGCTATGGCGCCGGCTCGCCGGGCGGGTCCGGGGCGGGCGGGGTCGTGATCGTCGAATATTGAGGGCCGCGCTTTCTGCTCCCTCTCCCTCCGGGAGA